GCCGGTTTCTTGTGCTGCTGTGCATTGTGGTGCCCAGCGGGCAGCTTCGCCAGCGACTTGAACATCGCGTCCAGAGCTTCGCCTGACAGCGCGTTAGCCACGATATCGCCATGGACCTTCGCAACAGCATCACGCTTTGTTTTCTCTTCGGCGCGAGAGTTGGCGGTCAGCGTTTCGGTAAGCTTGTCCTGATTGGCCTGCAGGCCAGTGATCGCGTCCTTAATCGGATTCAGGGCATCGGCGAAGTTAGCGGCCAGGCCTTTACCGATTTCGCTGATCAGCTCTTGTTTCTCTTCAGTGGTTAAAGGCATGTCGCCCTCCGTTTTGTGGTTTGGTGCAGGCTGTTCCTGCGGTGTGAATAGAGCTTTAAATTTGTTAGCGACGACGGCCACCCACGACTCCTGGCGCGCTACTGCGGTGCCGGTATCGTCGAAGGTGATAACGCCGCCATCCGACTTGTAGCCAAACACCTCAGCGGTTCCGCCGTTGCGGATGATTACCGCTTGCGAGTCAGTGAAGTCAGCAATCCAGGCGTATTCATCCGTTCCCGCCGCAAACTTAGCTTTTGCTGCGCGATCGAGACGCTGTTCGCGCTCCCGGTAGGATTCACCCACCAGCGCCCCCGAGTTCGCCTTAAGAGGCTGAGCCAGATCGGCGTTCACCATCAGGCCAACGCCCTGCTCAGGGGTGGCTGCTCCTACTTCGTGCAACAGGATCGCGTCGTGGTCCATGCCGTGGATATCCGCTACCCACTCAGCACCAGTTGCGCGCTGCTGATCGTTCGGCTCAAGCTGGTCGAGGAATGCGGCCACGCTGGTATGAATCGGTGGAACGTCTTCACCGCGCTCAATGGCAGCGACACGTTCAAGCAGTTCTTTACCGCCTTCCGACTCGCTGGCGCGGGCAACATCAACCCACTTTTCGAGGTAGATGCGATTGCCGGACTTCTTAACGTTGCGGTTCCATGCGCCGATATGGCCTGCGTTAATCCCCTCTGGCGAGAAAGCAGACACGAACTGACCGTTAACCTGAGGGTGGCCCAGCGGCGCCAGGGTGCCTTCCAGTCCCTGATAGTGGGCGTCGATTTGCTCTTGCGTGTACAAGCCGCCATTCATGACGACGTTCGCCGGAAGTGTGTAACTCGGCAGCACCAGGTGCTCACGCCCGTTGTATGTTTCGCGCCGGATAGACTGGCTGTTCACCTTCGTGGTGATGTTTACCTGCATAGGCATAGTTATTTCTCCGCCCAGGCGTAACCGCGCGCCTGCATTGATTTATATTCCTGTTTGAGTTTCGTGATGGTGTCCGGGTATTCCGGGTTCCCGTCCGCATCCACCAGCACCGACTGCTGGCTGCATTTGCAGTTGATGGAGTTGCCATCTTTGCTGTACCAGTCACGAACCTCTTCGTTGGTGTAGAGGTGGGCATGGCGTACCGCGTGGGCATGTCGAGTTGTTGGTGATAGCGCCGAGATGTGAACCAGCAGCGTTTTCAGGCCGAAGAGGTCATTCGCCTCCTGGTCTTCATCCCACTTTGCCCGGCGCAGCGCGGTAGTCACTTCAGTGCGTGCTATACGGTTCGCCCGGCGTTTCTCGATGCCTGTCTGGTCTGTCAGGTTACGGGCAATATCCAGCGGATTGAGACCACGACCCACCCCATCTGTCAGCACGCGCGCCATATCGCGCTTAACTTCAGCAGTCCAGCCCCTTCATTTCCTCAAACACACGGGCATGCACCAGCGCCATTCGTTGCTGGTACGGGTCACTTGCGAGGATGGACGCCAGTGACTCACGCCCTGCTGCATACACTGGGGATTGCTGGCTGAGGTTGTAGAACGACTGCCCGGTCCCTTTCTCCGAAGCAAGATCGATGTACTCGTAAAACCACAGGTCGTAATCGCCACCATCAAGCAGCACCTGATCCACCAGGTAACTGGCATCGTTCAGGATGATGGAGAGTAGCGTTGGGTTTAGCTGGTATTCGTATCTGACGTTTACTGCGAGGGAGGAAGGTATTTTGTCGAGTGCTGATTTGTACGCTTTTCCAATCTTATTCATCCGCCTGGCGAAGTCTTTCATTGCCCGGCGTTCCAGCGCATCGGCTCCAGTCGGATCCTGATAGTTACGCGGCAGAATTGGTGGCTTCGCCTTCTTCGTCGCCATCCTCTTCTCCTAACGGCTCTTCGTCGTCATTGTCATAACCCGCAGCTGTACGAATCTCTTCACGGGTGAACGCTGGTTCATCGCCGCTGCCCTGCATGGTCTGGTTAATCTCGCCCATGGTCTTAGCGTTGGTGAGCTTTTCAGTGCCGGTCTGCTCGTTCAGGTCATCCCAGATAACAGCTTTTTGCCTGACTGAGTCGACGATCTTCAGGTCGATAAGTTTGTCGCAGAAGTCCTCTATCTCGAAAGCGAGATCTACGCGACGCGACTGACAACGAGCATTAAAGTATTTCTGGTCTTCGGTGCTGGAGCGCTCAGCCTGCTGGTTACCAACCAGGATGCGCGTCGGGATATCAACTCCAGCGGCGGCGGTCTAGCAGGTTTACGTTTATAGGTCGCTGACGGATCTGCGACAGCAGTTACCAGCGGCGTGACTGTGGCCCCTTGGGTTGTCATCAGAACATCATTACCGCGGTTCATTTCCCCGGCAACGTCGTTAAACTTATCCTGCAGCTCGTCAATGCTCACGCCATAAAGCGACGCAAGATTGTTGAAGTCGATTTCCTTCTCAAAGTTGACATTAAGCTGCCGCGCGGCGTTCTTCAGGAATGACTCACCGGATCCACCCTCGACCTTCTCCAGACTCACGAAGGCGTTATATGCTGGCTCAAGGAAGCCAATAGCATCGTCTGAGTAATCACCAAGGATGAAAACGCGATCGGGGTGGATGTTAACGCGGCGGCTTGAACCATTCGGCAACCTTTCGGCGTACTGCCACATCTTCGGCTGGCCGTACGTCTTCGAGTTCAGTCCAGTGTCCCACTCGCTAACCGTGAGCGAACCGGCCCACGCCACTGATATTTTCTGAAGACCTCGCCCTTTGGTTACCGGAAGGTTCCAGTCTTTTTCATCGCGGACGTGCAGAAGGATGCCTGCATAACGACCGACAAGACGACGCGATCCGCCTCAGAGAATGAGCGCCAGAACCGGTTGGAGAATACCTGTTTGGACTTTTTTCTCCCAGGCGGTTTCATCCTCGCTCTCATCGGCATCGTCACCCTCGATTATTTCCGGGTTGGTCTGCCAGCACTTGCCCACCAGCTTCTCAACCGCACCGTGAGCTATTCCTCCGCGACGGTACAGGGCGTAGAGGTTTTCGTAGGTTACCTGCTCAGGGAATCCATACTCGCACCATGCAGAATGGCGCTTATTGTCCAGCCCCATTGTTGGTGCCATCAGCCCCATACGGGCGCGCGCCATCCGTGCATCGTTCAGCGCATGGTTGACGGCGAGAGTTAATTTGTCAGTCATGGTTTGTCCGTCAGCGTTTCAGCGGCGGGATTTTTGGTCCTTTTGCCGGAGTGAATGATTCAATCTTTCTGAGCATCAGAGTGCGACAGTGCCTTGGAATGTAATCTAGAGGCATGACTCTTTCGAACCTGATGATTTTCCCACAGGCGCAGCACCAATATTCGGTCATGTACGCACCCCCTTATCGTTGTTTTGGCGGTGGTAATACCTTTCCGGAAGATTTCGACGCGCATGGCTGATAGCCAGGCCATTCATTGCGCTTTCTCTCGCAGCCCGGGCATTTGCATTTATCTGCCATAGCTATCTCCTTTGTAGACGCTTAGGAATCATCATCCCGGCCATCTGGCCCTTGCGCTTAATGTGCCCGTCAAGACTGTAACGAATGCCGTCCCAACAGTGTTCATAGCCATCGGCGAGCTTCGGCAACACCTCGCCAGTGATGCGGTCCGTTTTGTACGACCACATGCGAGCCTCTCGCGCTACGTTCTTGCAACGCGGATGGATAATGATTTCGTCGAACCCACGAAGATGGGCGACCCCGTCCTCAACGCTCCCTTGCCACTTCTCAGCTGCTGAGATGTTGAATCCCTGACGTTTGAGATAGCTGATCGTCTCGGGTCGAGAGGAGTCGGCTTTAATGGGCCAGTCACGCGCACCTGGAATCGTGTCGTACAGCTCTGGCATATGGTCGAGCTCTGTCTGCTGACCGTATGCCTCGTACTCGATGTACAGTCGGTTGTGCAGGATGAACGAGCGCACCAGCGTGTTAGGGTCTTTGGCGAAACCGAAGTCCGCACCGAAGAACAAGCGCTCCGCTTCTTTCCAGAGGTTATCCGAGAACTCAGCGATCCGGTATTTACCGGCCAGTACTTGCTTATCGGAGTTTTCGAGGTAAGCCCCTTCCACACCCATGCGTATGTTGCAGGGTCAAGGCGGCGCTGATCGTTCTGTCTCTCACCTTCCAACACGTCGGGGAACCACGGGTTGTCAGTGTAGTTCATCTCAACGGTTATGCAGTCGTCGCCTGCTTCTTTGCGGAAGCGCTTATCCGTGGCGCTACCGTCGCGCTCCGGGTTCCACGTTACCCAAATCTCTGAGCCCTCTTCACGAACTGTAGGGCTCAGCTTCTGCCAGGCTATTTCGCTGACTGATTCAGCCTCGTCCACCCAGCAGAGTAGGATGCGCGCTTTCGACTTGATGCTGTCGAGGTTATGCCGCAGACCGCAAAAGACATAGTTAACGCTCTTGTCGATGGTGCGGATGTACTTCTCGCCGATATCAAAGTTGGCGGCCAGCCAGGGAACAGACAGGATCGCCTGTTTCACCTCCTGCATGCTCGACTCTTCCAGCGAGTTCATGAACTCACGCGCACAGAGCACCACTCCGCTCTCGCCATTCATCATCGACTGATACGCCTTTACGGCTGTCATCAGCGCAAATGTGCGCGTCTTGGCGCTACCACGCCCACCGTGAGAGCACCGGTAACGTTTATTCACGGCGGTGAACAGCGGCGCAAGCTTCGCGGGGATCGGCAGTTGAACGGCGTTACTCATGCTTTCGGCTCAACAGGGAGTAGCTGGATGATGGTCGGCTGCGGAGTCATGGTTCCGTCTGAAGATTTGTGGTCGATTTCCTGACTGACTTTGTCGCCGTACTTTTTCGGGTTCATGCGGGCCAGGGCCCATTTTCGCGTGTCGATGCGAAGACGTGCTTTGGCTACTGCGGCAGCCTCTTCATTCACACCGTCAGCGATATCGAACATATCTTCGAAAAATCGCATCAGCCGTGTCTCAGTGGCTTTCGCGTATTGGTCGCGAAACTCTGCATGTTGTGCCAACCAGCGGAATACCGTCGCCTGTT